TTATTATGAAATACCTTACAGCCATGCTTTGAATCAACATGTAGAATAATTACTGTAGAATACTCAGCAATATTCTTCTTGGGATTACATAAGGAGTCGCAACCTATGTAGATCGCTGACTCCTTGCTAGAATTCATTATAGCTTCTTTAGCTTTCAACCACATAATTAAAATAATCCGTTTCGATTGACTTTACCGAATCAAATCGGAAAGAACGCCAACCATTCTGTTCTAGATCCCATACGGTAACGACCGTCGGAGAAACAGCTGATGGGACACTAGGTGCCTCTGGGAGATACTCCGACAAAGTCGTACAAATCATAGTGCGCTTGCTGCCATCCTTCTTAGAAAAGACAACAGTTGCTACATCTGTAGAAAGTAGCTTTCGCAGTTCTGTAATATCCATTATGAGTTCCTTATGGATGAGAGATTTTGAGTGTTAGAGAAAACTTATCATACTGTTTCAGAAAATCAAGCTGTCTGCTCATAGTCTCCTCGATTTTATCTGAATATACAGGAAAACTATGATAGGAGGTAATATCTTTACCTCGTACTGGAAAACTAGACTCGATAACGGCTTTCATTGTATTTCCTTAAAAACTGGTACGCTTGCTCAGATTCGAACTGAGATCAACCCCTAATCTGGGCTCCGGGATATAAATCCGGTCGTTTTACCGTTAAACTACAAGCGCATGGTAGGGAAGACGGGACTCGAACCCGTACGGCCGAAGCCACAAGTTTTTAAGACTCGCGCGGCTACCAATTTCGCCACAACCCCTCTTGTTGAAACCAATATAATCAAAAATAGGTTCGAAGTCAAGAACTATTTTCAAAAAGCTATGAAGTAGGCAGTCCTAAAATACTAGCTAAAACTTGATTATAGTACCTACTCAACGATCCGCCAGGAGTTCCATATAGTCTCCATACCATTAGACCCAACATACCCTTCGAAAGAATATAATCACGTATGGTTGCACATTGGCTACTATTAAACACAGGAGAGCCAGGACCAATACCTACAGACATTATAATCTTATTCCATTGAATGGTTTGATCTCCCAGTGGGCCTTTCAGAAGAGCTTCTTGCTTGCTTAATTGTAAAGCAAGAGGATCGGGATCAGATTTATAAACTAATGTACACAAGAATAAGTTAGGAGTCTGATTCATCAAGTATAGATTGTCTACAGAGAACCCCGTCCATCTAGCCCCAGCATTGTCAAGCGGATTCGCATAGACAAGAAACTCTTTATTGCTATAGGCACATAGCTGAGCATACAACTGAACCTGAGCCAATAAGTCAGCAGGTGACCTGTTGTCTTGTGCTTCAGCATCTAGTACAATACCTGTACCTCTTGTGGAGTCACTGATTCTTGCGGCTGGTAGAATAATCTTGTCCATGCTCACATAATAAGTTCCCAGCTGTGATTTAAACAGATCAGGGAACAAAGTATCTTTGTTAGTGTTCGCGTCTGTCCATAGATATACGTCTGAATCTGCATATCCAGCTTCGTTTGCAATATCTAGGTACCCCTTGAGCATAGGATTTGTACTACCAGTATGAGGTTGGTAACCTAATGAGAAACGAATCATTGCTTCTGTTGCAGCATTTGCTTTTGTTAAGCTCGAATATCTAGCACGACAATCATACCCAAGGCGTCTAAGTATTAAGTTAGAAGGACCAGGGGGTAGTGGATTTGGCCTATTATTACGTAAAGGCTGATTTGGGTCGCATGAGAATGCTGATCTCATATGCCAAAACCAGTGGTGTCCAGATACTTTTGTTGCTGTAGAACTAACAACTTTATCTATTTGTTGAGTCGCTGCATCAGATACCGGAAAGTATACATAAGTATTTTCGTTGGTCGAATTACTAGCAGGAGGAGGTGCTTGTTGATATACTCTGAAGTTAGTTCCGTTTATTGCTTTGACTTGATCAATTGTTGTTGGAGTAAAGCAAGCGGGTAAAGGATTTTCAGGTTCTGGTATAATGTCTCCTGTTACAGTACCACAGGTAACCAAATACTGAAGGCATATTTGATAAAGAGTATTACACTCGGAGCTAGTTAATCCGCCACCGAACATAGCTAGAGCAAGTTGATCTGGTGACATGCCTACTGAAGAATAACCTAAGTTGAATAGAAACACAGGGGAAAATGTAGGAAGAGGATCCTCAGTAATACCGGTGTTAAGTACAATACTATCGTTCTTACAAGTATAAACGTTTTGTGAATCGACTCTACTATAACCGATAAACCCTAGACCTGTAGATACTGGAATTTGCAGAGAAGAAATTGTATTGGGCCAAACATAGCCATAAGCCCCGCTTTTCACTCTTATTGCTGCTCTTCCCTGAGAAGAAGACGCCTGAGCACCAATTTCAATTGATGTTGCTGAAGAAAAGTCTGATAAAGACCACACAAACATACTAGCACTTCCAGCTTTATAATTTCCCCCTTGAGACTCAACCTGGGCTAGAAAACAGTTTGTGTTGACAAATACCGTAGACCCATCACCCTGTATACCATACCCAGGAATATGAGCAGCCTGGTTTTCTGGAGTAGAACTACCATCATATTTTTGTTTGATCAAGTTCTTAATCGCTGGCAGTCCGCTCTCAGAGTTTAGAGGATAAAAAGCATCTAGCTTTTGCCATATACCAGCCGCTTTTAGATCAACTATTAGTGTATTAAGAGCGTTCATCCAAGTTATGCTAGGATTACCTCCACAACGACGAAGATATATCAGAAGCTCAGGTTGTATTGAGTAAATGGGGGTTGGCTGAATTGCCGTACCAATTTGATAACTCATCCTAATGCGCCTCTAAGATCATCCCAACCAAAACACCACATGGATACTGTACCAGCAGCTGAACTTGATCTATATCTTACCTGCGCGGATGTGTTGGTATATACATCAGGGCGTACTGATAGGGCTGAGCTGTTTATATCAAATGGACCAGTATTAAATGCACTGTTTGGTGCGATGTCCGGACCGTTTGGATCGGATATCAATGTATTAACAGCACTACCATTAACTATAATTTGTGGTCTTACAGAAATACCGGTAGGAACATTTCCTAGTGTTACCAACTGTGCAGTAGTTGCTGTAGTTGCCGCGGTCAATGGATGCGATGGTGCTGTGAGAATGAATCTATTGTAGTTTTGAGTAAACTGTACCCAGTTCTTACTTGCATCAGAGAACATTGAGCCTATTCTTCTGAAATAACTGTAACCAGTAGGGAGTGTAGGGCTACTAACGGATGTGCTAAAAAGAATATCCGTAGTGCCATCAACTTTAGCAATTAGGAATATATGATAACAAGTGCTGACTGCAGAGGCGCCTGTATCGAGACCGTTGTTGCTGCTTCCTGCCGTCCACGATCCGGATGCCTGTAGTATCTTGTTTGTTATGGCTGAGTTGAGAGACATGATAACACTGCCTGTGCTATCGGTAGCCTGCCCTGTAGATACGCTGAGACCCGTAGTTGAGTTATAGTTACTTAGGGTTAACCCGTAGATGTATCCTTTGACGATTGATCCTGCAGGACCGGGAAGTCCCTGCGCACCAGTATCACCCTTGGCGCCAGCAGCCCCTTTCAAATTAGTATAAGGTCCTGCCCAATAAGGACCAGTATCTATGTCATCAGTCCATATAAAATAATTGCCTGTGTTTGTATTTAAGTATATAGTACCAACGTTAGGTGCAGGATATAGATTTGGATTGTATTGTTCTGGAGATAGTGTAGGATCTACACCACCCGTTATCCATCCTATACCTCTTAATCCTTGAGCACCTGTTGCTCCAGTTGCTCCAGTTGCTCCATTGGTCCCATTAGTTCCTGCGGGTCCTCTTGGTCCAGCAGGCTTGATAGTCATACTATATGATTGATTTGTAGAATAACTGAAGTTGGGGCAACTAATATTAGTTACGTAAAGAGTACTATTACTAATATTCGTTATCAAAGCATATCCTACAACCGAATCAGCTACGCCCTCACCCGCACCTTGTCGGTCGATCAGTTGAACATACATTCCTGAAAGAAAATATTGAGTATCAAGTACTGGCCAACTCTGTGATGAACCAATTGCACCAGTATTGAAAGCACCATTTCCTACTGTAAACTCTTGAGCCGCATTTATACCTGCTGATCCGTTAGCTCCATCAACACCATTTTTACCGGATAATGCTATAGTACTTCCAGCATTAACAATATTACCCTGTGCGCTAGAGGGGCTGCCTAAGTTTTTAACTACTAATGAAGTCGTACCACCACCACTAATGATTTGACCATAAAACGTTATGGCTGGTGACTGTGAATTATCATATATGTAAATGTATGAATTGTTTAGATATGAAATACCATTAGCAACATTTATAGTCACATTGTATGTTGACTGAGGTATAGTAAAGTTGCTTGCAACATATGATGTTCCTGGTGGCGAAAGAACAATACCATTGCTAATACGAACGGCAATATTACCATTGCTCATTACAATTAGAGTTACAATGTCAACTGTGCCCGGTGTTGTGCTTAGAACACTTCCTGGAGGAACAATATAATTACTATCAAAAAATAAAGTTCTCGATCCTATAGTATCTTGTTTTATATATAGATCAATTTGAATCCCTTTAGCAGCAGTAACCGGATTCGCTAAACTAATATTACCTGTTGCTGTAAATTCATATTTACCTGCTGTCAAAAAGTTTAGGTTAGATCCAAATGGGCCAGAAATATTCCCTAGTGATATAGGCTCTAAATAAAAAATAGCAGGACCTACAGGTCCTTGTGGGCCTGGAGGACCTGCAGTGATTACTTCTACTAGTTTTGATTCTGAAGGAATGGTTAATTCTAGTGTGAGCGGATTAGCATCTAGCTCAACTATGGTCGGATTTTGTCCAGATTCTATTAAAACTACTGTATTATCCATCAGTATATCCTATTGCTAAGGAGGCCTTCCCTCTTATCCAGTAGTCTTTGTGCCCAATAGGGCTTACTACTAATAAATCCCACACGCCACTGGTATCAATCTGAGACGTTATACTATATGGAATTGACAGAGTAAATTTTCCTGTAGTTCTATCTACCCAATTAACGACCATACTTGCTAACAATTTTGACTTATTTGTGGTCCATACTTGTGCTTGTATGGTATATCCAGTAAGATTTATTGGAGAACCATCTGAATTCTTGAGCTGTAGGGTGAGGGAGAAATCCGCTTTCTGTGGGATGCTTATATTATAAGAGGCCGGTGTCATAGCAGCCTCCCGTTATTATTTGCCATAATGTAGTTCCTGCCAGGCCTACTTGTCGGCCTCTTAGCTCTTTATTGTACTAGCTACTACGATATGAAGCCAAAATGTAGCTAGCCAGTTCCAAAAGGTAAGCTGGATAGTTGTACCGAATAGCTGATTAATCGCTAAAATAGATAGCCAAGGGCCTACAACAAATAGTCCCATAACAAATAGGACTATTCCTGTTACACCAAGAGCAAGTATAGTTTTTTCTAACATTTAATGTTACTCCAAAAGAGTTCAAAAGTCAAGTTATTTTTTTACGAGGCTAGAATGAAGTCGCCTGTACGGTCTAGAAATTTATAGTCTATCTTCGTTGGACCAAACTCTTGGATTGAGTCAAAAATAGTCTGTTTCTCAAACTCGGCACAAGAATATACATCTAGTTGCATAAGTCCGGGACTTTCTTCATCCCAAACATGCAAAACTATGTGGCTAGTTTCAATGACTGTGGCCACTGTTAGGCCACGATTACCTACCATGTCAGAATACGTAGCATATGGACCCATTAGAATCTTCATTCCAATAGCATCCACTAGGTTACGCTTCCACTCGGTGATGTAAATAGGATCAGTTGGAGGGGCAGCTAGTTCTGCCCTCACTACAAGATGATGATGTACAAGCAATTCATTTTCCTTCAAGCCATTTGCCAAAGCATGACCGATAGGGACGATATACGTCCACTCCATATTGTTTAAGATGATCTAGAGATCCTAGATCATACGCGTAGGCACCGTCAAAGTAGCCTCCATACTCCGTATATTGAGGAAAGTACGGGGATGGCTCTTCGATCGGTTCAATAACATAGACCTGATAATAGTTATTAGTCTTATCAGATGCTTGTTTTTGTTCTAACACGATGGCCATACAATGCCTACGAGCATGCCAAACAATTTGGCCTCGCTCGAATTCTTCTCGTGCACACTGTTCTGGAATTAATCCAGCGTGCCAGTAGTCCCCAGCAGTTACCTTCTGGGGAACACCTACTGACTCAATAACTTCCTTAACAAAGCCCGTAGAACGGTAAATACGCTTTGAAATCTCAGCTATTGCGTCTCCGTCAAGATAACCTTCGATGATGGTCTGAATCTCATGCGGAGTAGCAGCTTTACCACGATTTGCAGCGCGACGACGCTGCTGCTCCTCTTGATCTTGCTTATATTGTTCAATGATTCTAGCTAGACGTGTAGTATTGTACGAGATGTTAAGAATCTCGCAAGCGTCTTTCTTAGAAATAGGCTTCTCGGCCTCAAGAAGTTCGATAACTCTCTTGATATGTGCCTCTGTAAGGTTTTCACCTTCTTTAGCCTTTACTTTACCACGAGTTGCCATACTATATCTCCTTGAAAATGAGTTGCTATTATACTAAGAAAGGCTTGAAATGTCAAGTTAAATTTTGAAGATCCTAAGCACTTCGTCTTCTAGCTCGTATTCTAGCATATCGCCCTCTTCCCATTCTAGCTTTGCTAGCATGCTTTCGGGTACTACGATGAAATATTCATCGAGGTCTTCATCATATTCTAATTCCATAATCATCCTGTTAGTCCTTCGCAGGCCTCTACAACATCGGGAAAATGTTGTCTAATAATTTCCCAGCATAGATCAGCCACTTCCATGTGCTCTAGCTGAGTTCCGTGTCCGCGTCGTAGCATACAATAGTGTACCCACGAACGAAGTGTTCCATTTATATAAAGAGTTGAGACTGTCATACCCTCTGGAAGAATCGCCCGAGCCTGCTCCTTGGCGATGTCCATTTCTAGTGCCCACTCATAGTTTTCTTCGATTCGCTGAAGAAGATCAGCCTGACGCATACGCCACTCTTCCTTTAGACGATCATCATCAGTCTGAATAGAGTTCTGGCGATTCTTCTTGTCCTGTAGACGAGCTTCACGAAACTCAAAGTCTACGGCTTTTGCATAACGCTGGCTAAACTCCTGAAAGGAGAAGCTGCGGTGCCTTAGAATCTGTCGCGCAATATCTCGTGTAGTTACTACTTCGATATTGACGTTCACCATTTCTAGTGGAGACCAGTGTCCTTCAGTTAGAAGATGGCGAATAAGCTTAGAGCCTGTGCCATGATTCTCCTGATTCTTTGGATTTGATACTCGTGCACAGTAGGCTACAAGTTCCTGCGCTGTTGAACAGCCAGTATATGCGCTAGGCTGTGTTAGCCCAATAAGGTTACACTTCATTAAAAACTCCGATAATAATTAGTACAATAATTATTGCCCAGATCCAAATAGGAATCTGAGCTAATAATGCTGCTAGCGCAATAAAAAAGATGATTGTTATAATATCCATCAAGGCCTCCCAGATACTCTACCATTCTGTGTAGCTACAATAGCATCATCCCACCAGTACGGCTTGCCACGACGCTTCCACGAAGCGAAAGGAGCCTTGTCTAGCATATAGAACATTCGGTAGGATGCGACAGCATCATCAGACTTTAGCTGATCGGGCATCGCAAGAGTTGGTGTAGACCAGCCGACATTTGGCAGTCTAGTGGGCTCAGGCATACGATTAGCCTCTGCGCAGGATGCGTGAGACTTATTACCACGCCACATCGTTTCCTCATTGAGAGCGTTGATGTAGTTGATAATCCAGTAGTGGTGCTCTAGGCTACTACGAGCCCAAATAGCAGATGGATGGGAAACATGAGTTGGCAGGTATCTAGTGAAAGTGCGATCATCAATACTCGGTTCCATACGTTTAGCAGCATTAATAACATCTAATTCTTCCTTATTTAATTTGCGGGGTACATAACCTAATAGCTTATCTACCCATAGAGTAGTAGTAAGAAGCTGTGCGGCTTCGAGCTGCATCTTACCTACATGTCGGTCGATATGGTACTCTGCACACTTGTCTAGATCATGATCGAGATAAAATAAATTCACTTACCAATTCCAACTGCAAGTTAGCTTGGTTTGACCAAGTACCGTAATAGGAAACTTAGGTGTGACTACTTCTAGCCATTCCATAGCCTCACTAATATACATATCTTCTTCGTCATCCAGAGTTATATCTGGATGTTGTGTAACAAATGCTGCTCGCACAGTACGAAGCTGGTCTTTTAGTTCCTCACTAAAATCGGCGAAAGCATAATAGCCCTCGTGACGATCCGCCTGCTTCATCTGGTCAAAGAGAGCCTTACTATGGGTATAGTAAATGCTTTGACCATCCCACTCACTACCCCAACGAACAAGAGCAACGTAAACAGTATCCATAAGTTATTCCTTTCTAAAGAACTAAATTAGCAAAGAACTAGGAGAAAATCAAGCCATATTTTCAAGCATCTTGAGACGCTTGTCAACTAGTGTACTATATCCTGCAATGTCGTGCCAAGAGTCGGAATAGACTGTTCCGCAAGGAGCATTGAGAATACGGGCGATCTTATCAGCAATAGTTGTAAGAGCCTGCTTCTCGTCATACGCTAGATGATCCCAGTTTCCTGATGAACGCATTACGTCCTGAAGCTGCTGGGCAATCTTAGCATGTTCCTCAAAGGAACCATAACGAGCGCCACGCTCTGATAGTGTGTTTTCTATAGACAAGTTTTTATATCCTTCTTTTCATTCATTGAGGTCTTTATACAGTTATAAATATCTATCACACTATTTAGTTGATGAGATACTGAATTATACTGTATATCTGTATTAGTAGCATCCTCGATCTGCGCTGCCATACTAGGGTCTTTCAGCGGAGGAAGCGGACCAGCTTTTTGTGCAAGATTTGGCGGAAGATCAGGGATTTGCACTGGTGTACTAGCAAGGCCAGTATCTGGTGCATGAGTACACGCTGAAAGCGCAAATAGTAGAACTAGTACTCTTTTCATGGTTTTGGTCCCTCTGCTCTGATAGCATTTCTGTTATCTAGAATCTCTTGGCTTACCTTGCAATCCGCTGGGATTTCCTTAGTTAAAGTAAAAATACGATCTTTGTAGACTGTCTCTTTCTTGATACGTACTTCTGCCTCTTTTTGCTTAGTAGCACCATAGTCAGCAACAACATCAGCATTATGCTGAGTTGTCTTGGCGTTCTTAATATTTTCAGCCTTGATACGCTCTTCCCAATAATGTCTTTCTGTAGCTACGCCCTTATCATAATAAGTGCTAGACACTACGTAGAAAGCGATTACCAAAGCTACTAAAGGAAGAGTCCATTTCCAATTATCTAATAGGAACTTTTTAATTCCTAGAAGTTTTAATCCTAGCCATATCCACATTTATATACTCTGCGGAAAATCCGCCTAGACAAATGCAAATAGGGGGCATAAGCCCCCTAAATACAGTCATCACATTTTGGAGATTCAAATACTTTCCTAGTAGATGGTAGGCCACAACCAGTACAGGTTTTAGTAGACATGACTTGTGCGAATAAAGCATAATGGTCTGTAATTCTATCTCCTCCTGAATACGCTACAGAAAGAGTGTTATGACGTACTCTAAAAGTAATATCATAAATAGGTACGCCATTATTTAGTCGTGCATCATGGTCTACAACGGTTAGAAAAGCATCAATGATGTGATTCCAGCCTTCTGGGACTTCATCCTCGACAGAGTAGTTCAAGATACTTCTCCCGATCCTGTGCGGTAAAATAGGCACGTTCTTCTGAAGGAGTCATCGCTCTAGATTGTTTACGACCCTTCTTGTCTGTCCAGCAGACATAGTTAGTGCCATCGAAAGGAATTGTCCAAGGTGTCATTCTATCTCCTTTATAAAATGGCCCGTTCTGTTTCGAGGTGGAACCATACCCAAGTAGATTAAGCCGCTAGGGCAAACTCTACAACGCTGTTGTCATTTGCAGCATTTATTGTTTTTGGCACTTTGCCAGGCAATAGTCTCGGCGTTCCTATTACACGAAAATCGATCTCAGTTCCGCCCCATGAATAAGCACTGGGAACTTTACCTGCCCGGAGCAGTCAACGTCTTGGCTCTCCGCAGTGCTTACTGGTGGAGCGGCTGGGAGTCAAACCCAGGTCTTTCCGCTTTTATTGTCGGCTGTCAGCGACTATATATCTGATATAACAAAAGTTACATCAAAAGTCAAGAATTATTTTATAGAAGTCTCTCGGCCTTAGCACGAAGATGCTCAACTGGTGACATACCATAGTCTGGATGCTTCACTGAAAGATTAGCCATCACTAGATGTACTCCAGTTGACTTATATTCCATCTCACGACGCTTGCGCTTTCTTTCTAGCTTTTCTGCGCGAGTTTCTAGGTTTGGCCAGTTTACTGCCACTCGACGTGGCTGCTTCACGGTCTCGCTTGTATTCGTTTCCTGCATTTACTATCTCCTGTAATGTTCTTCCACAGCCTTCGCAGATTTGCGTAAGCTGATTTAATTTGCACTTCTTAACGCACTTACTCACTTTGATTCACAAGTTCCATCATGTCGGCCGTAACCAGGGCAACCTTAGTGAAGTCGCCACTTTCAATGGCTCCTACTAGCTGCTTGGTAAGACCTAGTGCGCCACCATTCTGTGACATTTTAAGCTGGAACTCTTTCCGCATATCAGCGACCTTATTTCCAGCAGCCTCAATGGCTTCATCACGATCTTCTAGCTCACGCATTGCCTTAGCAGCGGATAGCGGTTCCATGCTACTAACAGGAATCACCTTCTCCACTTCTAGCATAACGGCCTTTAGCTTATCAGAGTTTACCATCTTATTTCGCTTACTGTTAAACTCTGCTGCAAGTTCTCCATTTTGGAACATCTTGTGCAGCTCAATAAGTAGCTCAATTGCATTTTTCATTTTAGTCCTCGCTCCTTAAGAACTTTCACTATATACAATTATAGGTTTCAAGTCAAGAAATAAATTAAGCAACCCACAATAAAATATTCCGAGGTTAGGTTAAAATAGAACTTGACTTTTAACCTCAAATCACCTATATTCTTTAAATGCAACGCATAATGCTTGCATAAGTTAAAGGAAATGGACTTTTGGGTAAGAAAAGAATTCGAAAGAAGTATACTTCAGCTGGTGTGCACAGCAATGTAGCCACTAAGAATAAGTTTGACACTTGGAGTATGTTTGATCGAGCACTATTTAAAATCCGAGCCCTTGCTAAGGGAAAGCGTGTTTGCTACACGATTCCCAACCCCGACAAGAACAATACCAAAGCAAGGTTTATTAGGGTTTGTCAGAATGGATGATAATGTCATTGAGTTATTTGGAAGAAAGCCAGAAGAAAAAGTTGATCCAGTACTAGACTTTGTACAGGAGCACCTTATTCCCTGGGCTGAAGATAATGGATTGGATATTAATTCCATGAAATTCAAACTCAATGGAGCAACTATTATGACATGCTTACAAGGAATGTTACTGGATGACATTTGAAAAGTTAAACGAGGAAGCGATCATTCCTCAATACCAAACAATCGGATCGGCTGGCCTAGATCTTCATAGTATTGAAGCAGTCGTACTTGCGCCAGGTGAAAGAAAGTTAGTCGGAACTGGACTAACAATCAATCTACCTGCTGGCACAGAAGGGCAAATCCGCCCTCGCTCTGGCCTAGCGTTTAAGCACGGCATCACCGTTCTCAATTCCCCTGGCACTATTGATGAAGATTATCGAGGAGAACTTAAAGTTCTACTTTATAATGCTGGAGATAGTACTTTTAGTGTTGAGAAGGGCGATAGAATTGCGCAGCTAGTAGTGAATCAGGTTTATAAACTCACCGGATTTACACTAGATAATACAAGAGAAGATAAAGGGTTTGGGTCAACAGGTCTATGAGGGTCGAAGTAAGAAATAACAACGTGGATCGTGCGATGCAGATTCTAAAGAGAAAGCTGATCGACGAAGGCGTCTTCAAAGAGTTACAGGAACGTCGTTGCTATGAAAAACCAAGCGATAAAAAGCGTCGGTTAAAGCGAGCGGCAGTTGCCAGGGAGAGACGTAGGGAGCGCGAGCGAGTATCGTGATAACTACTAGTGGATTGCATAAATGAGGTGGCTAACGTCGCATATTATGAAGCGAGAGCTTCAGAAAATAATATGCGAGCGGTGGTTCACGTCATAATCAATAGAGCAAAGGAAAGAGGCGTTTCAACATGTTTAATCGTGAGAGAACGCAATCAGTTTGCTACTAAGGGTAAAATTAAAGAACCAAGCAAATGGCAAATAGCCAAGCGAATAGTTCTACAGCCCGGAAAAGATTTGACTAAGGGAGCCACGTTCTTTCATAACTTGAGTGTGAAGCCATATTGGTCTTATACTCTTAGAGTTACGTATAGAGTGGGCGGCCACATCTTTTACGCAAAATAAATGAAGCCCGTTAGGTTCGCCTAGCGGGCTTTTTTATGCGCACGTAACATTTGTACTTTAAAAAGGCGTGCTCGGCGCATACCTAAAAATAAAGCCCGCTTCCATTGCTGGAGGCGGGCTTTTTGTTACATTTCTTCTTGCCAAGCCCAATGGACCGCAATCCAATCTTCAAGGCAATTTTCTTTAGTTATTAGTGAATGACCCGGCGGATATTTGGTAAGCATTCTCATTTCCCAGTATGGCCAATACTCTTCGAGAATAACATCCTCTCTCATAGTAAATACCATTGGCTGGTCATCTTCTCCGGGTTCTACATAAGAATAGTATCTCATACTTGTCGTCTGTCTCCCGTTACTTCTTCACCATCTACTATAGCATTATGAAGATACATGTAGCCACAGTCCATTCCTAGAGCATAGGCCTCTGGACCAAAGTCAAATACGTCATATAGAATATAACGGTAAGTTCCTTTCTCTTCAATCTCACCTTTATAGATGCGTTTTACTACAGAGTAGAAGGCAGCCAGCTGATCTTCGTAATCTAGAGAGTTCCAATACTCGTCGTACTCTTTCTCTCTAGCCTCTTTAGCTTCTATCTGTAGTTGTGCTAATTCCTGCCACGCAGGATCATCAAGGAAGGTCAATGATATTACCCCTATTAAAGTCATGGATATTCTCAGTACCATATCCATGAGGATTACAAACGATCTTAGTGCTTCCAATCATGTAGTCAAAGTTATTATGAACGTGTCCATGTGTCCACAGTTTAATCTGAGGACGATCCATAATGAACTCATCTAGATCTGAATAGTAACCACGATTAGCGTAGTAGTACATGGGATCCTTATAAGAACTATGGATAGATTGCACCGAAGGTGCATGGTGGGTCATAACAATAACCTTATCTTGACCCTCGGTCTGCTCTTTAATATACTTCAGCGACTTAGAGTGCTCAACTGCTGAATCTACCGGCCAGAAACGCTTCCAAGGCTCCTTAGAGTAATTAACAATCTTAAAGTCATTCATGTAACCTTGTAGATAGTTAAGAACAAGCGGGTTATAATTATCACAGTCGGTCCATAGAGTTGCACCGATGATCTTATAATCATCAATAACCACACTAGAATTATCTAGAATAGTCAGATTGGAATGATTAAGTTCCTCACGAAGAGTGCTCACAGTCTCTAGAAAGGTTCCGTGATAGTGCTCATGATTCCCAGGGACATAGATAACGTACCCATAGTTATCTGATGCTTTCTTAAAGAAGTCACGAATAATCTGCCCAAGATAATGCTTAGGACTAGCCTCTGACCTAGTTAGGTAATCCGCAACACAAATATCTCCATTGAGCATCAGAATATCTGCGTCATATGGATTGGTTGCTCGAAACTTGTGATTGAACTCTAGATGTAGGTCACTCATTTGATGAATGCGCATAAAAAATCTCCCTTTAAGCAGCCATTATAGCGCCTAAAGGGAGACATGTCAATAACTAATTTTATGAACGTGATCAAAAGCCCTATATTCCTGACCCTCTAGATAAGGATGGTCTTGAATAAAGAGTTTCGGTAGTTCTTCATCAGAGACTTCTCTGATGCTAGTAATATTCTCAGCTACATGATGTTGGCTGAACTCTTCTACCTCTTCCATCGTTACTTCATCTGCTGCGTGATCTGGATGTTCACAATCAACCACATAACGCATACGAAAGATAGATACGGTTTCTACTAGATACTTAGGCATTTGGTCTTCCTACTTTCTTGGCTTTATCAAGTGCTTCCTCAGCTATGTTAGCACAGCTATATCCACGAGCATGGCCATGAGAGTGACCAAACTCTTCAATTCGTTTTAGTGCCTCTTCCATAATCTTAATTTTAGCACTCATAATTTCTTCAGGATATACGATCATTTTTACCTCTTGTTACAATATTAAGATACCACGCATCATAAAAGCCGTCAAGCCACTCTAGATCTTCAATAGAGTCTTTCTCAAATGGAGATAGTACAATCTTCTTTGTGTATCCATCTCGAAAAGCCTCAATGCCCTGACAGTATGCGTGTCTGAACTTATTTTCTTCTATCTTTTTCTGAAAACTAGTCACAGGTCCACTCCACGTGTTTGATGCCAGATTCTGTAATTGCAGACTCACATACTGGACAAGGCTTAGCGTTTACATACTTTCCACGCTTACTAACTCGACTTACTACGATTCGATGTGCTTTTGACAGATTTCTACAGCGAATAATGGCATCCATTTCCGCATGAAGAAAGACTTTCTCAGGACGACCAACCCTAGCAGCATGAAGAGCCTGCTTAGGGTGAGTCTTAACATAGGAATTTTTCCCAATGCTAAGTACACGGCCCTTCTTATCATAGATAATAGCCGTAATATCCTGAGTCTGTCGTCTAGCCATTAGTCCCAAAGTCCTCGATAGTACTTACCAAACAAAATAGTTCCGCGCTGAATACGAGCACTATGGGCTTTATGGCCTTCCACATCGTACCCATTCTTAAAAAACTCGTCGTCATTGCTATCATCAATAATCTGTTCAAATGCCCAGATCATTTCATTAATTACCCACTCCCAGCGTTTATGCCAGTTATCGTCTGTATCATACTCTGATACTTTTGGGACTGAAGTAGAACGAAGTTCCTCTGGAACATCTTCGTCGTCTACTTGGGGAGAGCCCATACTATTGTCCCGAAGCTTCTTAAGCATAGGAACAATAATGAGTCCTAGGGTATGATCCATACTCCAAACATCGTAATTGTCAATATGAATCTTGATTTTACGCTTTTGCTTACTATGAATCCAGTTACAAACACGATTAAGAAAAGTGTTACTTAGCCACTCACCAAATTTGTGTACGGATTCATCCTCATCCTTATTTTTCCAAAACAGAAGCATTTCAGCAATCTGGTAAGGGCCGACCCAACGAGTATACGGTCCAATTTCAATCTTCATCAATAATCCAATCTATCTGGTGAGATGCTACTACTTTAGTAAGCATAGTGCCATCCGGAGCCTCTAGTTCTAGATGTACAGCAGTCGAATTTCTCAGCCTACTATAGGCATGAACAATATATTCAATGCCTAGATCATCCCAATTATCATTATTTAGTGTGCACTTCATCGACGCATCCTCGCAATATCTTCTGCATCTTCCTGCTTAAACACAGGAACCATGTTGGACTTGTGCATAGTAGCAATACCCATGAGCTTGTCGCCAGTGTAGGTCATTTCCTTACGTGAAGCAACAAAACGATCATACATGTCACCACTAGGAATCTTGGGGGACTCCCGACGATAGGTGGTAGCATCTAGTCCGGACTTGACCGTAGACTTAGTGCGACCAAAGCGAGACTTACCCGAGCGGTAGAGCTTGTACTGCTCTAGGGTCTTAGTCTTGGAACCGAGGCGCTTCATGAGCGCATTGTATTCGTTAAATTCTCTCGTAAACTTGTCCATGCTTTACTCCTTAAAGTATGAATATACATCAAAGCGGCTTGAAAGTCAAGAAATAAAAAAGGGGAAGCCGAAGCCTCCCCTTTTAT